TATTGGCTCGTGCTACTAAACCAATGGGTTCAGATACATTTAAGAATATGAGTGCTGCTAATGTAATTGGTGGAATGATTGGCAAGCAAATGTTTGGTGAAGTTCCTATTGCTTTGCAAAAGGTTACTGCACCTATGAATTGGTTGTATAACGGCACAGACGATGCTATTCGTGAGTTGTTGGTTAACGCAATGTTAGACCCTAAACTGGCAGCTACCTTGATGAAAAAAGCATTGGATAAAGTAGCAACACTATCAGGTGTTATCTACACAAACAACGATGTTGCTAAATCATTTGGCTACGACAGCGATGAAGAACAAGTAGGTGTGTTGGCTCAAGAGATTGAAGCTGTCATGCCACAAGTTGTTAAGCCAGCACCATTTGACTTGGATGCAGAAGGCAATAGCAAATCAGGACAGAACTACAAGACTGTGCAATATGACCGACTTGTGCCTTTGTTGATTGAGGCTATCAATGAGTTGCAAGCGAAAGTTAAGGCTTTGGAGGCTAAGTAATGGCTTTAAATTCATCTGGCCCTATCAGTCTTGGTGGCTCTACTGTAGGGCAATCTATCAACTTAGAACTTGGGCAGTCTGCTACTGCTCAAGCCTCTATGAACGCTACAAACTTTAGGACGCTTGCTGGCGTAGCTTCAGGGCAGATTAGTATTAGTAACTTCTACGGCAAGTCAAACATTACTGGTTGGTTTGGAATTTATCAATCAACAATTCCTGCTTCAAGCACATACAATTCAGCACGAGGCGTTGTTGTTGATGGGTCAAATAATTTGTATGTTATTGCAACAACAAACAATAATGCAGCACTTTTAAAAATATCATCTACTGGTTCATTAACAGCACAAAAACAATATACAAATTTTAATGTTGATGCAACAGGCGATTATGTTTGTAATATGTTACTCGATGGTAGTGGGAATATTTATGCGTACACAAGTAATGCAAAAATTTTAAAAGCTGATTCAAGTTTTGCATACTCTGCTGGTAGGGCTAGTAAAGGATGGACAACTGCGGCAACATCAATATATTCACTAAAACTAACAAAAGATTCATCAGGCAATTTATTTGCTTATATGTACAGTAGTGATGATTGTGGGAATGGTGCTTGTCAAGCGCAAAAATACAATTCATCACTTGTTGCTCAAGGTAGCCCAGCTCAGTTTGGTTCATATACAACAGGCCCGAATGGGTCAATAGCAGTTGACGGCAGTGACAATATTTATGTTTTTGCAGATTCTGGGCAGGATGATGCAAACAAAAATTATTTGGTTAAATATAATTCTTCGTTAACATTTCAATGGAGTAGAAGGCTGTCAGAAACCCAACAAGGTTATGGGGTGATGACAAGTGCTGTTGATTCTTCAGGAAACAGTTATTTGGTAGGCACAGGGACTGGAACTTGTACTATTATGAAAGTGAACACAAGTGGAACTTTGCAATGGGCTAGAAAATTAGTCCCTGCAAGTTCTTATGGTGGTAAACCACACCAAGTTATTGTTGGCGGTGATGGGTTTATTTACATTTGCGGTACTGTTCCTTTAAGTGTTTATAACTACTATATTGGATGGATTGCCAAATACAATTCTTCTGGTGTTTTGCAATGGCAAAGAGAGATTGCTAACTCAACAGCAGGTGTTGGCTATGGTGCAATATGCGGAATTGCATATACATCTGGAGGACTTGCAATTGCGGGTAATGTTAAAAGCAATGGCGCTGAACAAGGAAATTCTTTAATTGGGTACTTGCCTCTTGATGGCGCTGGAACTGGCACATATAACCTTGGTGGTGTAAGCGTAGTGTACCGAGCTGGAACTTTTACTGAATCTGCATACACAATCACATTAAGCACTATTACCTACGATAAAACATGGAGTTTTGGAAATAATAACAGCACTATTTCCTCAACAGCATCTACTCCAACTGTAAACACATCGGTGGCGAATTTAGCATGAGTACATATATTAAACTTTCTACGCTTGAGTATCCAAGACACGAAGGCGATATTCGACTTGAGCATACTGAAATTTCTGATGACCAGACTGGTGACACATTTCCATGTCCAAGCACACACGCATTAGTTAATTGGGTGAATCCTCCTGACATTGATGAAAGCACACAGTTTGCTTACCAAACAGCACCAATTGAAGAAAATGGGCAATGGAAAATGGTTTGGGCTGTCAGAGATTTAAGCCAAGAAGAAATTGATTATTTGCAAACTATAAAAAATAAATACGCAAATACATCAGGAAGCATACCCAATGTTATTGGTTAAAACGCTTGATAATCTTGGTGATATAAAAGGCACAATGTATGATTTTGAAAAATCAGGAGATGTTTTAAAAAAGCATAACCACACCGAAGACAATGTGCATATCACAATTGTTGCTCGTGGCAAGTTGAAAGCCTATAGTCACGATTGGGAATTAGAAGCAATAGCAGGTCAGCTTCTTGATTTTCGTCCTAACGAGCCACATGAACTAATGGCACTTGAAGACAATACTAGAATATTTAACATCGTCAAAAAATTTGGTGGCGAATCAAACGACTTTAAACTGGAGTAATTTATGACTACAACTTGGACAATCTCAACTTTAGATCGCAACACATCTAATGGTTTTGTAACTACAGCGCATTGGCAAGCAACAGCAGTAGATGGTGATTACACAGCCTCCATCTATTCAACTTGCTCATGGGCAGAAGGCACTCCTACAATTCCATATGCAAACCTGACAGAAGAAACTGTGCTTGGTTGGGTATGGGCTAATGGTGTTGACAAGACTGCTACTGAAGAAGCATTGGCAGCTAACATTGCTTTGCAACAGAATCCTGTGACAGCAACTGGTACGCCTTGGTCTGCATAATTTTTAAAGTAAACAATTATGACAAACGAGGCAGTATCAACAAAAATAGCTTCAGCAGCTACCTATGGCGGTTCTAGTGCAGCAGTTATCTTTGGTCTAACAGCCAATGAGTTTGCTGCTATCTCTGGTGTTGTGATTGCTATATGTGGTTTGTTGGTAAACATCTACTTTAAGCACCAACACTTAAAGATTGCACGAGCATCGGCTAAAGCTGATGAACAAGAAAAATGATGGAATGGGCTGAAGCATTTATTGCAGCAGCCTGTGTCACTTGTTTTATTATATTTTGTAGTTACATCGTAGTCTGGGCATTTCCATGATTCCATTAGACCCAATCGCAGCACTAGATGGTTTACAAAAAGCCATTGGGATGGTCAAGAAGGCTAGTAAGGTAGCCAATGACTTGGGTGGACTTGCGCCTATGCTTGGGCAGATGTTCAATGCCAAGAGCCAAGCTACTAAGGCAATGCTTCATGCCAAGCGTGATAAGTCTGGTAGCAACATGGGTACGGCACTTCAGATTGAGATGGCCTTGGAACAAGCCAGAGCATTTGAAGAAGAACTCAAGATGTTGTTCATGCAGACTGGCAAGATTGATGTCTGGAACAAGATCAAGGCTCGTCAAGCTGAGATGGACAGAGATGATGCTAAAGAGATAGCAGCATTAAAAGCAGAGGAAAAAAAAGCCAAGCAAGCCGAGCAAGAGCAAATGGAGATGGTACTTCTTATTGGAGGAATTGCGTTCGTAATTCTTCTCGTTGGTATCGGCATAAATGAATTGATGGATTTTTGTCAATCAACTAAACGCTGTGGTCGATGAATGAGTATCAGAAACAATTTGATACATTCCTTAAAGTATTTGTTCGCCTCTGTGTAGCATGGTGGGTGCTTGGGTTTTTAAGATTCCTGCCTGATGATTTGTCTGACAAGATAGTAAATAAGTTTCTTGCTTACTTAGGACTAGGATGAAAATATCAACTTATCAAAGCAATGCAATGATGCTCAGAGAATCACAAAGAGTATTGCATAAGCAGTATTTGGAATCTATGAAGCAATTGAATCTACAAGTTGATTACAGAAAGAAAGTTGAGCATATAAAAACTCAATGGGTAAAGCCTAACTCTGTGGATGTGTACGCATGAAATATTTACTGGTTGTTATAGCTTTTATGCTATCGGGATGCGAAGACAGGTACAGATATTTCTGTCAAAACCCTGATAACTTTCATGCTGAACAATGTCAGAAGCCTAAGTGCTTATTTACTCAGCAATGCCCAGAATATCTGGTTGCACCAATCTTGGAAAAAAAGGTAAATGATGTCCAACCAGAAGCCAAACCTAACAACTGAAGAATTTGAAGTTCGTGTGTGGGGTTTTGTGGTCATTGTGGTCACTTGTATCCTGTGCTTTATCGTGATTGCACTTTTGTACTCTGTGACATTTGTGACGCAACCAATCAAGAGCATGGCCCCGATAGATCAGGCCTACACCAAGATGTTAAACGACATTGTGTTGTTGATCGTTGGTGGTATTGGTGGCGTTATGACCAAGAGAGCAGCAGGTGCAGCAGCAAAGGCTTTTGGCACACCACAACCTCCAATGCAACCAATGTGTCAACCAATGGGTTTTAACGGCTCACAGGGTGGTTTTAATCAATCCTACGCACCTCCTCAATCGTCTTATGGATTACCTAGCCAACCATTCGGTGCAATGCCTGTTTGGAAGAATCCAGAACTAGATGAATCGTGGACTCCTCCTCCTCCTCCAACTACTCCTCCAGATTTGCTAGAGGATGATGAAGAACGAGAGCAATTAGCACAAGCTAGAAAAGAGGCTGACTGATGTTACCTATTCCTCTCCCTTGGTTAATCGTTGGTGTTCTTATATCCTTGTTTGGGACTTACAGGGTAGGTCACCACTATGGATGGCTAGAGCGTGATAACGACATGAAAATAGCCATTGCCAAGAAGAACGAGGAGGCTCGTCAGATAGAGCAAAACATGAGCGAGAAACTTAACCAACAATCTGCCAAATTACAGGAGGCTAACGATGCTATCAACAAAAAAACTACTGCTCTTGCTGTTGCCAATCGTGCTGGCAAGCTGCGCCTCTGCCCCACAAGTAGTGTACAAACCGCCCCAAGTACCTCCATTGCCAGCGCAGATACAAAAGCAACCAGTCAACCTGACAGACAGACTGACACAGCTTCTGATGCCGAAAGAGCAACAATCGATGCCATCGCAGAAATAGTTGCACAAGGGGACAAGAACACAGCAGCGTTAAATGCTTGTGTTGACTCGTATAACTCAATGAGAGATTTGTTAAATGGTAAGTCCTGAACAACTTAAAAAGATGCACATAGACCCATCTCTAGCAGATGCGTTTAATGAAACATTTGATAGATTCGGAATCAGCACACCTGTTCAGCAAGCAAGTTGGATTGGTCAATGTGGGCATGAGTGCGGTAACTTTAAGATACTTGAAGAAAACTTGATGTATCGTGCTGCTACGCTTTTGAAGTTGTTTCCTAGAACACCAAAACGAGCATGGGGTTTCACACCAGAAGAAGCTACTGCCTATGAGCGTCAACCACAGCGTATTGCCAACAGGATTTATGGCAATCGTATGGGAAACAGGGATGAGGCTAGTGGGGATGGTTGGCGTTTTCGTGGGTCTGGATTTCTCCAGTTGACAGGTCACGCAAATTTCTTTCACGCAGGTAAAGCCCTTGGTGAAGACTTTGTTATGCAACCAGAGTTAGTCAGAACACCTAAATATGCTGCTATGACTGCTGGTTGGTTCTGGCAAACACACAAGCTAAATCAGTACGCTGATACTCGTGACTTCTTAATGATGACTAAAAAAATCAATGGAGGCACGATTGGTCTGGATGACAGAATCAAACACATCAATCATGCCTTGGACATTATTGCTTAACAAAAATTCCATCTTTATTGAGGAATCCTTTGCGGTCTTTAATCTCCTCGTAAGCACCTTTAAAGCACTCTACAAGGTCTAAATCAGCACAGGCGCAACCCATCACTAGGGTAACGAGAATATCTCCATATGCGTCTGCTGTTGCTGCTGCATCTCCTTTAGAGATAGCGTCAAACAATTCCTCTAGTTCTTCCTTGGTCTTCAAGGCTTGAGCATAAGGTGTGCTGTTCTGAACGATTCCTCTTTGAGTGCCCCAAACAATTACTTGCATTTCTGTTTTTGCAAATGACATTTTTTTCCTTAAATTGTTGAAAATTCGTGAAGTTTTCTTTTTTCTAAAAGATATGCGTTATGGGCTTCTTCTGGAGTATCAAAATAACCTAAATGTTTATTTTTCCCATTTGTTGTAATGGTTGCTCTAAATTTATTTTTGACTTTATAAACACCTTGGTAACCTAGTTTGTTAGTTATTCTTGGTTTTCTTTGATTTTGCATATTTTGAGAAGGTGTAACTTCTCGTAAATTTTCAATGGCATTGTTAGATGGATTGCCATCAATATGGTCAATATGAAGTTTTGGTAAATATCCGTTATGCCACAACCAAACTAATCTATGAAGTTTATAACTCTTAAAATCTACACTTGCGCCATAGTAGCCATAGTCTAATTTAGAGCCTAGAATAGTTCCTGCTCTCCATCTATTTCCTTCTCCACCTCTACCTCTATTTGTTTTTCTAATCAATTGACCATCTTGATAGTCAAACAATTCTCTAACTCGTTCTTGCGTCAACATATAGCTCCCCAGCCATAAAAAAACCCATAGAGACAGTCTCGACTTTCGTCGTGGGGAGACACCGCTAGTACGATGCAGACTGCCTTTATGGGCTTACTAGAATATCTCTCCCCAGAGATGGTTAAAAGTATATATCAATCTTAGTCTTTTTGCACGACATTCCATTCCCTTTCATTTCTGTTTGAATTTGATTTAACTGTGTTACCTGTGAGTTCAATCAAGCCAATGATTTTCATTTCATTCAAGCGTCTAGCAACTTGATTGCTATCTAGGTTAGTCTTGGCTGCTATGCCATCTTTACCAAGCGCACCATGCGTTTGTAAGCACTCTAAGATGGCTTGATAATGAATTGATGGTTTGATAGCCTCTGCTGCTTCAAAAGAAGTTACAGGGTCTGTTTTCCTGACTCGTGGAAAGATTTTCTCAAAAGCGTCTTTAATGTTCATTTGCGTAGTCATACCACATGGATACCAGTCCTTTTAGACAATCAAGACCGTATCCTAGCTTCTGACACCCTCCATTGGTTACTTTAAAAATTGTTCGTACTTCAGTTACTTCTTCTGTAGAGCCAATGATTACGAGGACTGTAAACCTTGGCACTTTTGATAGAGACCTTAATAGGATTTGTTGACCAAGAGAAATAGACTCATTAGTTCTTTTCCACTCACCAACCAAGAAGTAACCTTTGCGTTCAAACACCATATCCAGATTGGATGGTACTGCTCTTGGGTTACTTTCTATCAATCCTTTAAAGTCTCTAAAGTCTATATGCGTTGCATACCTGTTTCGCATTAGATTGGGGTACTCATGTTCGTCCGACATTGCTGTCCACTTTCGCCCATAAATGGTGAAGCCTACTCGCTGCGTCTGTGATTGCAAAACGGGACGGAGTTGCACCGCGACCTGACACCCGCACAGCATCCGCTTTTGGCTTCATAAACTTAATAATCCATTGCTTGTCGAATGTCTCGAATTCGCATCTTTAAAAGTGGTGCAAGGCTTTCTTTTGACTCTTTCAATCGTTGCAATTCAGATTCAAGATAACGAATTCGCTCATCAAGATTTTCCTCAACAGTTGGATTGTGGTCAATTCTTTGAGCACTTATTAAAGCGCCTTTCATTCTGGTTTCTTCAGGTAAATAGTTCATGTTATCTCCTTAAAATGGCGCGTCATCATCAAATTCTTCTTGCTTTACCTTTTTCTTAGGCTGCACATCTGCGTTCTTATTCTTGACAGACAAAGACATGAACTTAGCACCATCTTTGCTGACCTTAATCCAAGCAGATAGCCAGTAGTCTGTACCATCTACGTTAATGCTTCCTTTGTAATCAGGAAATTTTGCATCGTCTTTTCGGTCATTCTTAAAGAGTGAGCCTCGATTTGTATTGTCGTATTCCATATTAACCTTTCGCTTTCTTAATTGCGCTTCTTACGTTACTTGGCATCAGAGTCCAAAGAGCAACCTTTTGGTCAGCTTCTAAGTTTTCCTTTTCCAACCTTACCCAAGCTGCCTTGGGGTCTTTCTCACAAATAGCAATTAGTTCAACTGCTAATTCGTCAAGATACCTTAATATTTCAATAGGTAATTCATCTTTGATGCCTTGCGCTGGCGTGATGATTACAGCTTCCTTAGTAGGGGCGGCAGCATCAAAGCTATCGCTCTCTATAAGGTCACAGGCGCACATATAAAGGTATCTCCGTTGATACGTCTGACAGCCGCCAAGGGACTGGATAGGAGATGCGCCTTTCATGTTTGACTCAACCATTGGACTTGTAATCACAATGCAAGTGCCATCATCTACATCTGTAATTGTCAGGCTTGCGTATTCAGAATCAAAAGACACTACGCTGCACAAACCAATGCGATTAAAGATTGCGTTTACTTGAGGTAGAAAGTCTCCCAACTCAAAGTAATTGTAGCCAGCAAACTTGTTGTGACCAGACTTCTTGAGTGGCATTGATTGTAATTCCACTCGTGCTTGCATTAACTTCTTATGTACCATTTCATTCTTCCTTTAAATATTCTTTAATAATTTCTTCTTTGTCTTCATCGTAGAGGTCTTCAAACTCTACAAAGTGGTTCTCTGAACAGCAAGAGCCGTATGTCTTAGGTTCAGTGCAGTAAACGCAGTACAAGCCGTGTGATAAGTCCTTGATTGCGTCTTCTCTGGTCATTGGATTCTGCCAATCTGTTTAGCGATGAGCCACTTGTCACCAAGTTTTAGAACTGCTCTGACCCACTTACGTTGATTGTATTGATTGACTTCTTGTGGCACTAAACTGTTGTTGTACAGTTGACGAGCCTTGCGTCTTAGTTGTTCTGTTTGCATTAACCTCTCCATGCCAACATTACACCGATACCGCCAAAGATAATGACAGCGAGTGTCCATTCAATTAACTTTTCTTTCATTTGCTTTTCCTTAAAAGTACCCTCACGATTTGTTTGGGCTGACTGGAGTATAGCAAAGAATCAACGAAATGTTTAAAATATTTTCACAAAGTGTTGAAATTTTACAAAATGTTGTTATGATGCAACTATGAACAAACTAACCGACAAAGAACTAATTGCCTTGCTTGGTGGGCCAACAGTCCTGTCTAAGCGATTAGGCTTTCCCTCTAGCCAACGAGTACACAACTGGATAACCAGAGGAATTCCTGCTTCAATCAAATTGGCTTACCCAAAACTTTTCTTAAACAAAAGGATTAAGAAGTGACAAAATTGTGTGCTGATTGCAATCAAGAAATTATTGGTAGAGAAAATAGTGCCAAGTTTTGCTGGACTTGTTGTGACCTTAGACCAAGAAAAAATGGTCAAGCACAAGCTGCTGCAAAAGTTAATCAAGCTGTAAAAAAAGGTATCCTACCGCCTGTAGCTACGTTAATTTGTGTAGATTGTGGCAAACCTGCACAATGTTATGAACATAGAGACTACAACAAACCATTAGAAGTTGTGCCTACCTGTAAGGGTTGTAATATCCGCAGAGGGCCAGCTATTCCTTTAACAAAAGAAACAATATGACACAAGAACGAGTAATCAAAGCCCTGCAAAATGGCCCATTGACTTCACATGAAGTTGCTAATCTGACTGGTATGCCACAAGCTACAGTCCTGTCAACAGCCAAGAAACTGCGTAGCCAAGGCAAACTGACCACAAAGATTGTCAAAGTTGGACGCTATAACGTAGCTCAGTACACATTGCACGATGACTTGATTGAGAACAAGCCCGTGCTACCAGACGAAGAAACTCGTTGCAAGCTGAATCCTTTTGACCTGCGAAACGCTAAAGGCATCTTTACGAAAGCTGAGTATGCTGTGATGAAACAACAGGCTACTCGATTGTTTGGCAAAGATTTATCAAAAGGTATTTCTAACCATCAAAGTATTTGATACAATATTTTGAAACACGGCTAGGTACGAAGTCATGAGCGTACCGAAAAGAGAACAGACCCCTCCTGCCGCAGTTTCTTTCTAGGGTCGATGTTTGGGTCTGAAAATGCACTATTACCAGTTTAATATTGGTGACTATCAAAGTCACACATCTCATCTTTCTGAGATTGAGGATTTAGTCTACAGGCGATTGCTTGATTGGTACTATCTCCATGAATGTCCAATTCCACTCGATGAATCTGAAGTATCTAGACAGATAAGGATGCGTTCGCATACCGAAAGCATTGCAATCGTATTGCGAGAGTATTTCGAACGTACAGAAGAAGGATGGATTCATCACAGGGCAAACAAGGAAATAGCCAAGGCTGATGAGAAGTCTGAGAAGGCTAGTGCTTCTGCTAAAGCTAGATGGAGTAAGAAAGATGCGAACGCATTGCCAACGCTATCCGAAAGCAATGCTACACATAACACATTACCCATTACACAAGACACAGAACACAAGACACAAAAGAAAGCAACTGTCGTTGCAACACCTGAAGGTGTTTCTGATTCTGTTTGGCAAGAATTCAAAAACTTGAGGAAAGCCAAGAAAGCACCGATAACCCAAAGAGCAATTGACAAGATTTCTGAAGAAGCAAGCAATGCTGGCTGGACACTTGAGAAAGCCTTGGAGGAATGTATTGTTCGTGGTTGGCAAGCATTTAAAGCAGATTGGGTTGCGAAAAAAGCAAACCCTGCTGACATTGTTAGGCTCACAGTTCCATCAAAGAATGAGCCTGACCCTGCACTTGAGAAAATTAAAGCTGATGAAAAAAGGGCTGCGCCTATTCCGCTAGAAGTTTTGGCAAAGATGGCTCAATTGAGGGCTAAAGCATGAGCCACTACGAAGCAATGAAACTACTGGACAAGGTGCGTGAAGGCGTACCTTATCCACTACACCTGATAAACAAAGCATTGGAACTGACTGGTGACTTACAGCAGACGTAATGTCGAAAGCCCAAGCGATAGGGTAATTCTCGAGCAAGCAGAGGCCCGAGAGTTATTCCATAACTGGGAACAAACAAAGAATCGTGACCTGATTCGTGCAAGGCTTGAAAGAGCAGAACGGATTTATGGGACTGGTGCTAGAGACAGAATTCGTGCGTACATGGCACAAATGAGAGAAGGAATACTGGAATGACTTTTATCGTCACATTTAATGTTGAAGGCAACCCTGTTGGCAAACAAAGAGCAAGGTATGCCAAGCGTGGCAACTTTGTTCAAGCCTACACACCTGAGAAAACAAGAAGCTATGAAACGCTTATCAAGGAATCTGCCAAACAAGCAATGGGAAGTTCCGAGCCACTAGAAACCCCTGTATCGCTTTATTTGTACATCAGAGTACCTATCCCTAAGTCATGCACAAAAAAACGCTTGGAGGCTATCCAAAATGGCTCAGAGAAGCCAATTCGTAAGCCCGATTCCTCTAACATTCTCAAAAGCATAGAAGACGGCATGAATTCGGTGGTCTACAAGGATGATTCGCAGATAGTAAATATCCATGTAACCAAGGTTTATGCAACTCAAGCAGGTGTAGATATTTGCGTGAAGGAGTGTTTGGAATGAGAATAGTTTGTTGGTTTTCATGTGGTGCTGCTAGTGCGGTAGCTGCAAAGTTGGCTATTGCTGAAAACGCTGGCAAGTTGCCTTTAATCATTGCTTACACAGAAGTAAAAGAAGAACACCCTGATAACAAAAGATTCCTCAAAGAATGTGAGAAATGGTTTGGTCAAGAGATACAGATTCTAGGAAACGACTTTTACGACAGGTCAATTTATCGTGTGTTTGAGAAGAATTACATTCGAACACCCAAGGGTGCGCCTTGCACCAGAGCGTTAAAAAAGCAGATTAGAGAGCGTTTTGAAGAAGCTACTGACAGACAAGTATTTGGTTACACAGCCGAAGAACAAGCACGATTAGACCGATTTATTGATGCCAACAATGATGTGGACATTTGGACGCCATTGATTGACAAAGGTTTAGGCAAAGAGGATTGTTTGGCAATGCTGAGAAATGCCAACATTGAACTGCCAGAGATGTACCGCCTTGGTTATCACAACAATAACTGTATTGGTTGCGTTAAAGGTGGTATGGGTTACTGGAACAAGATTAAGGTTGACTTTCCAGAGCACTTTGACCGCATGGCTAAATTGGAAAGATTTAAGAAGCAAACAATCTTTAAAGACCGCTATCTGGACGAGTTAAAGCCTACAGATGGAAACTATCCTGAAGAACAACATATTGAATGTTCTATCTTTTGCCAACTAGCAGAGGAAGAATACAAATGAAAGCACCTTACAAAGCCATTGAGTTTATCTTAGAGAACGCACCTAAGTATGCACAAGCCAAAGCACAACGTATATACCTTGAGGAATTCAGAAAAACAAAGAAAGCCCTATTGATGAAAGAAGCACTAGAAATGGGGTTTGAAAGTGCTGTTGCTCAAGAAAGAGAAGCCTACTCACACATTGAGTACGCTGACCTACTCAAAGGATTGATGGTAGCTATTGAGATTGAAGAAACTCTAAAGTGGAAGCTGACTGCTGCCCAGATGAAGGCTGACATTTGGCGAAGTGAGCAAGCAAGTGAGCGTCTTGGCGTAAAAACAACTGAGTAGGTATAAATACTAATCAACATTCTGTTTAGTTTGCTATACTTCAGTCAGCCCAAACAATTCGTGAGGGTACTTTTAAGGATAAAATCATGAAATACGAATTTGATACAACTGTTGGTGAAGGCTCTGAAGTAGTTACTGTTGTCATGGAATACGACACAGACGAAG